TACGGCAACAAGAATACCGTCATGCGGGTGTCGCGCCAGCTTGTGGGCCGGGGCGACTTGACCGAGTACGACATCGCGCCGCACATGCTGGCCGCCTACGATTTTATCAACGCTAAGCTCGGCACGAGCGTGCCGGTGCCATTCAATCCGGCGACCAACTATATTGCGCAGGGCGAGGAAATCCTGGCCATCTATACGCTGCACGGCACTTACGGCGCATCGGAGAAGGGCGAGATCCCGCCGGCATTCAATAAGCTGCGCGACGATTTTCTTGCCTACATGGACGCCGTCATCGCGGGCGAGATCACCGTGGACGGCACGCTCATCAATACCGGGCGCATCTCGCAGTTTACCGGCGGCATCGAGGGCGGACTCCCGACCTTTGGCCGGCGGGCCTTCGAGTATCAGATTGTCGACTGGAATGTCGTTGAGTCGGAATGGGGTAATGACGGCTGGTGGGATTGTCCGCGATGAATAATGATTTTCTCACCAAAGAGCACTCCACCATGACGCGCTGGTCGGATAAGGACGGCGAGTGGCTGGCCACCTACGTGGAGCCGGAGCTGCGTAACCTTACCGGCCTGGGTAAAACGCCCGAGCGCGCATTGTCGGAATTGAAAGCCGCTTACCGCGCATGGGCGGATAGATTAGGGCATAGTGTAGCGGTAAGTGAGGCCGTACAGCGCGCGGTTAAAGAATACGGCGACGTGTTGCGCAAACTGGGTAGCGAATAATGGCCGGCATTTCAATCAAGACCGAAGTCAAAGGCATACCGCAGCTAACGCGGGTGCTGAATGTGCTGACGCGCAAGATTCAAAGCCGCACGGACTTAAACGCGCGCTGGGCCGTGCTGACGCTTAACTGGATCAACCGAAACTTCGCCACCGAGGGCGGTATGGTCGGCGGCTGGAAGCCGCTTAGTCCTAACACATTGGCCGCACGGCGCAGTGGCGCGGGACGCATCTTGCAAGACACCGGGCGGCTCCGTGCGTCCTTCATCCCGCGCTGGAATGACAAGCAGGCATCCGTCGGCTCGGCCATCTCCTACAGCCGGTTTCATGAGGAGGGCACCGGGCCGTACACCATTAAGCCCAAGGGCAACTATCCGCTGCGCTTCAAGGTGGCGCAGGGATCGGGCGCGGTGAAGACCAAGATTCTGAAGAGCGGCAAGAAGATTTCGCTGACGACGTTTAAGGGCCAGTACGTGTTTGCCAGAGAAGTGCATCATCCGGGCTTGCCACAAAGAAGAATGTTGCCGCAGCAAGGCGACCCGGTATTGATGCGTGATTTGTTGCGCGCGAGCGTTGAGTATTTGAAGAAGACCGAAGGATGAATTTAAGCCCCACCCTAGATATTTACCGCGATTTGCTTGTCCCGCTCGGCGAGAAGCTGAGCGCCGATGAGCGTTTTTCGGACATCAAGCATATCGTGCACGACTTTGAAACCGATGAGCCGCCGCTGATGGAAATGCCCTACCTGCAGTACGACGTCGAGTCACCGTACACCGATCAGGCGCGCGGCTCGGGCTCGGCCACTTTGCAAACGCGCTACATGACGGCGCGCATAATATTTACTTACTGGCTCTATGATCCAAAGTCCAAGCAGCGGCTCAATGAAGGCCTATTCAAGTTTGGCGGACTGCTGCTGGATTTTCTCCGCGACTGGACGGACTTGGGCACGGGCGTTGGGATTTCGCGCGACCCGATTGTATGGATGGTGGACAAATCCAATGCCGATGAGGGCTATGTCGGCGCGCATTCGGTGGCGGTGACATTCGATATTTATTCGGGAGTGGGGAAGTAGCGACAAACTATTATGAGTGTGCTAATGTGACCACGATTTCAGAGATTTGTTTTTTGTGTCGGTAGAGTAAGTTTTCGGCGAGTTGTACGGGGCAAGTGCAATTGTTGTCTTTTCTTGTAGACGGCAGTTGCAGGCAACTTCGGAAAGTACAAGGGAAGGACGAGGTGCCCCGTGCCTGGAATCGATGTTGCTCTAAACAGGAGAGAAATTCTCCTGTCCGCCGTTGAGTCTTCTTACGGCATTGACCGCGCCCCGCAGGAAACCAACTCCTACCAAGCCATCCGCATCATCGAGCCGTTCGTTCTTGACTTGGGCCAGGAAGTGCTCGAGCAGACGGGCGGGCTAAACACGCTGGGCTTTAGCCGCCCATTCGGCACGGTCCGGCCCGTCGGCATATCGTTTAAGACCTTTGTCCAGGGCACGGGCGGCGTATCGTATAGCGCCACCGTCAAGCCGCCCGCAGGCGATCTCATTCGCGGTTGCGGCTATCTGGAAACCTTCGTCTCATCCAACGCGCAGGGCCGGCCCATGTATTCCTACAAGCCGCTCTCCCGCGTGCAAAGCCAATGCAGCATCACTTTCGTTGCCAACGTGGACGGCTATGAGCATCGAATTACGGGCGCCATGGGTAACGTCAATTTCGTCGGTGTGGCGGCTACGCCATTTGTTGCCGAATGGAATTTTCGCGGCCAGCTATCGACGGAGGCCAGCACCACGCGCGGCACGCCGGTCGGCTTGCCCACCGCGACACCGGCGCGCTGGGTCGGTAGCGGCTCGGTCTTCGTGCAGTCCTTGGCGGCCGTCATTGAAAACTTAAATTTCAACACGGGTAACCGGATATTCGAGCAGCGCGCGTCCAACGCCTTGTCGGGCAGCGGCATTATCAAGTGCCTGATCACCGAGCGCCAACCCGGCGGCTCAGTCGATCCGGAAGCCACCAATGCGTCGAGCTTTGACTGGGTCAATGTGTGGCGCTCATCGTCTGGCGCGCTTCTCTACGCGCAGGCGGGCGTGGCGCAGGGCGAGTGTTTTGCCATCGTGTCATCGCAGGCCGTGTTCAAGACACTGGCGCGCCAGGACAAGACTGGGCTGGCGACTTTCGGGGTGGGATGGAATGCGTATGAAACGCTTGGCGACGATGACGCCGAGCTCCGTTTCTTCTAAGTTGGGGGGACACATGGCAATAGATAAAAGCCTATTTACCAAGGAAGTCATCGCGCCGTTTACCGGCCAAGTCTTCACCATACACCGCGTCGACTTGATGACGATGATTGAAGGACTCGGCGTGCTGTCGTTGCCGGTAGCCGCTTCCGTGCAGGACGCCTTATCCGATCTTCAGGAAAAGGTAAAAGCCGATCCGGCGGTAGAGGCCAAGGCTAGACAATTTCTTGTCACCAATGGTGTGGATAGCCCGCAGGTTTGGTTTGGCGAGAAATCGGCATGCCCAGCCGACCAAGTCTATCATCTTTACTTAGGCTCGGACTTACGGCTCTTGGCTAATGAGATAATGACTTACTCATACGGCGTGCAGGTGTCAGCGTGTGAGCATTTTTTTTTCCAACAGAACCGGGCCAGAAATTCTGGACTTAATGGGGCGGAGGTACGGCCAGAGGCCATCGAGCCTGCTACCTAAGCCGTTTAGCGACGCCTACGATGCACTCGCCTTTGACTACAACGTAATGCTGCTCGGCATGGCGGCCGAGGTTAAGGCGCGCAATGAGGCCGAGAGCAAAAGCAATCCCTACCAAGGTTTTACCACTTCCCGGCGCGAGGCTTACGCCCTGGCGCGGCGCGCCCGTGCGGCCGAAGCAGAGCTCATTGCTGAGCGGGAATCGATGAACTAAATGGCCGACAACGTCATAGAAGTTGTAATCAAAACCGCGCTCGAAGGCGCGGAGATCCCGGAGACTTATAAAAAGCAGTTAGCTGACCTTGGGAAGCAGGGCGTCACCACCTCCGAGGTACTAAACAATCTCACCAAGTCCTTAGAGAAACTAAACGCCGAGCTTGGCGACACCGAGGCCAGCCGCGCATTCACAAGAGGCATAGCGGAGGGCGCCAAACAGGGCGCGCTCGAATTTGACAAGGCCGCCAAGACAATCACCGCCGGCCAGAATCAAATTGCGCAATCATCCAAGGCAACCGGTGCGGTACTCCAAACTACCGCGCAACAGGCCAACGAAGCTGCAACTGCACACGCCAATTTAGGCACAGCCGCTACAGTCTTAAATAATCGCTCACTCGGTTTAGCCCGCACGCTAGGGTTTGCCGCCACGGCGTTGGGCGATCTGGGACCGGCCGGACAAATTGCCTCTAATGCTTTGTTTCATGTGGCGATCTCCGGTGCGGCACTTCTCTCTGGCATAGGACTGCTCAGCGCGGGCATTGGCATTTTCACCACGGTGCTCGCGCTCTTTATTAGCCATCTACAAGAGACAGCCAAGAAAAAAGAAGAGCTCGACACCGCCATGCGCACGGGCGATATCGGGTTTTTTGTAAAGCAAGTCCAGGACGCCGACAAGGCACTGGAAGGGCTAAATAGAAAACTAGAGGCGACAAAGGACTTACAGCAGGGCGCGGCAGCCAGGCAGCCGGGCACTGGCGAAGAGCAGTTTTTACAGTTTCAGCAAGGAAGACTCACCGCCCAGCAGACGAAGTTACAAAACGATCGCGCCGAGGCGCTGAGACGAGCAACCGAACTTACCCGAAACGAAGTCGCTAAGAGCATACTTACCCTAGACGCGCAGACGGCTGCTATTGGTAAGAGTGTAGCCGAGGCCGAAGAATATAATCATCAGATGCGCGTAGCGACGGCGCTACAAGGTGAGCTCAAGACCGTCGTTGAAGCGACCAGATCGGCTGACGAGGCGACCAGAAAGACCGCCGAGGGCATCGTCGCCGCTTTCACCGAAGCGTCGGAAGCTCAACGCGATGCGCGGACCAGTGATGCTCTCAAGCAGCTTACGCTTAGCCAGCAGGCCGCCGTCGATGCATCCAAAAAACAATTGGCCGATGTGGCGGCCGCCGGCAAGCAGCTTGTCTTTGAGACGACAGGCGATCTAGCCGCGCTAGAGGCGGCATTTGCCCAGCGGCGATCATCTATCATTGCCGCATCGCAAGCCGACTTAAACCGGCAGCTCACTGCGAATAAAGAACCATCGCTACGCCCTGGCATCATAACGGCGGCAAGCCAACAACAAGCGGCGGCGGTGCAAGCGCTGGAGCAGGAGCGGCAGAAGGCGCTCTTTAGCGAACGGCAGAAAGCCATTCAACTGGAGAGCGGGCTACAGAGCTCCATCCTCAATCAGATCTCTGCGCAGGTAGAAGTCGAGCGGCGACGATTGGGCGTGATGAAGGATCAGGGCGCGAGCTTGGCGGACCAGGCCGAGCAGGAGAAC